CGGTCCTCTTCCTGATGCAGGTAAGACTGATAGCGGTGCAGCCGTAGGCCAGGGTGGCAAAGAAATGGGTAACGAAGGTATCGCCAACCGAACCACGGGTGAGGCTGAGGGCGATCCCGACTACTATTCCAAGGCCATTGACGATCGCATCATTAAGATCCGTCCAATGTCCACCCCTATCGACCAGATCAGCCGACACTCCGAAGCTCGCAAGATCGATAGCATGGTAGTGAAGTACCCCTCAGTAGGTACGCGCCCTATCTCCACGACGACATCGAAGGCGATGACGGCACAGCTCGCCACCGACGCCAGCATCAAGCTGGAGGTAGCTGACGCGAGCATGTTCACGCTCGACGATACGATCCGTGTCGTAGGCATCAAGGGGCAGTTCAACGAAAATGGTAACGCCTACCCCGTTGGAGCTGCACCCGACCTCGTGCTGCACGTCTGTGGACGTGACAACAACACGAACATGCCTGTTGTCTATGCCGTCAATGGCGCGAAGAACGCGAAGGGGCAGCCCATACTCGTCCCACAGATCCCTCAGAATACGCGCCTGGTGCGAATGGGTAAGGCTGGTAGCGAGCTTGACGTACAGACGGGACGCTTCAACAACATCCCCACCTTCGAGGAGCAGTACTGCCAAAACTTCATGATCCAAATCGAGCAGTCCACGATCGACAAGATGTCTGCAAAGAACGTCAAGTGGGACTTCTCGGACCTGGAAGAAGATGGCATCTACGATATGCGCCTTGCACAGGAGAACACCTATCTCTTCGGTGCGAAGAGTAGGATCGTCCACCCCTCTAAGGATGGCTCTGCTACGTGGTTCACAGGCGGTATTTGGCATCAGGCGGGTAAGGATATCGAGGTCGGCACGTACGTCGCTGCGACAAAGCGCACCGACATCACCGATGAGCAGCTTGTAGATATCTCCAAGGACCTCTTCGTAGGTACAGGTGTCGGCAACAAGCGCAAGATCCTTTTCTGCGGTAGCGAAATGCTCGCAGCGTTCTCGAAGATCAAGAGCGACAAGTTCCGCCTGAAGGAGTCGTTAGAGTCGTGGGATCTCCAGTTCAAGTCCTGGATCACCGACTTCGGTGAAATCATGGTCATGCATCATGAGCTCTTCGACCTGAATGGTATGAGCGACTGCGGTCTCGCACTCGATCCCGAGTTCCTCGTCAAGAACACCTTCCTCTCCTGGCAGCGTAATATCCTCGACATGAAGGCAGCAGGTATCCGCAATACCGACGCCGTTGTCCTCCAGGAGATCGCCTGCCTGTATCTCCGCTATCCAAAGGCTCACGCTCGCCTCAAGCTGAAGAAGGCGTAAGCCTTAGAGTGTCCGTTGTCTTTTGTGATGTGTCTGTAAAGGACGGGGGCATGGGCCCTTGGGTGTCTGCCCCCTCCTTTATTATTAACGAATGAAGAAACGAATGAACAAGAGATATATCTCAGGCACTTGCCTTAGCCTTAGCCTTGGCCGTGACGCTACGTCCTATCGTCACATTGCCTTTGAGCCTCAGACGGAGCGTGGCAGTGCATACGTAACTGACGATGAAGAGGAGCAGAAAGAATTGGAGGCGCACCCCTACTTCGGGACGTACTTCGAGGAAGATCCCTACTACACGGATAACTCGGAGGCCGTAGAGGAGGTAGCCAAGGGAGAAGAACCTAAGGCCGAGAAGACCGAAGCCGTAGTACTCTCCTTCTCCAACGAGTCCGACGCTAAGGAAGCCCTCGCTACCGACTATGGCGTAGGCCGCTCTAAGATGAGATCACGTAAGTCCATCGAAGAAGCAGCTGAGTCCGTAGGTGTAAAAATCAACTGGACGGACGTCTCACCCTCTGCCACTGAAAACGCTGAAGGCTCTGACGCTACCGACAAGGAGTAATCCTCCATGGAGTACGCTATCGAAGAATTGAAGCGGTCGGTAAGGGTGGCACTGGACGAGAACAACACCAGTGCCACCCTTACCTCTCTTGGTGACGTCGATACGCTCAGTGTCGAGGAGATCATCGAGAGTAAGCTGGAGGATGCTGCGCTCATCGTCCACCGCGATGCCCCACGCCACCTGCTGGACGTGGGCCTGCCCTTCTCGGGGACTATCCGCTGGGAGAGTGCCGTCGGCTATGGCCGTGGCGTAATGACGCTCCCTGCCGACTTCCTGCGTCTTGTCACCTTCCGTATGAGCGACTGGAGAAAGGACGTCACAGAGCCTATCTATGAAGACGACCCACGATATGCTTTACAGCTTAGTGCCTTCTCAGGCGTTCGAGGTTGCCCCGAGAAGCCCGTGGTAGCTCTTATCCAAGCTCCCGAGGGTCTGACGCTGGAGCTATACAGCTGCGAGGCTGGGGAGTCTATCCAGGTGGAGAAGGCTCGCTACCTACCTCGCCCTAAGATCCGAGAAGGCAAGCTCACGATCTGTGAGCGTCTGCGCGAGGCCGTGGTCTACTATGCAGGGGCACTCACCGCGCTCACGCTGGGCAATGGAGAGCAGGCCAAGGCCCTAATGGAAACCAGTAAGACACTAATGGAATAATGAAAGCAAGGCTTGTGAACTTAGGCGTATTCGCTACGCTGCTTGATGTGTATTCTCGCTTCCCACAGGGGGGCGTGGAAGGCGACTATGTGGTTGTCGACGGCAAGGAGCTCTTGTGGGATAAGCACCGCCTCCGATGGGGTGACGCACCACGCAACGACGTAACGGAGCTGCGCCCTGATCCAAGCCCTTACCCAGGTATTCCAGGAGGCGGAGTAAGCTCTATTGAGCTGGCGCGTCTTCGCACCGAGGTGGAGAAGCTGCGTGATCGTGTGGGTGAGCCTAATGGCATTGCTCCGCTCGACTCCGAGGGACTGCTCCCTACTAAGCACCTGCCACCCGAGGCGAATATCGAGCACAGAATACGCACCGAGCTCAACGACAGCATCAGCCCACTTACGGCACGTGTTCTTCGTCTGCTCCAGGGTGACCCCTCTTTGCAGTGGCTCTTTGTGGAGTCTGCTACGAGTGCACGACGCGTGGAGCATGTGGTCCGCTACTCTAATACGTACAAGAAGCTATCCGTACCTGCTGGCGTCATTCGCCACCTCACCATGGGGATTGAAGGGGTGCGCCCCGACCGACCACTCTCCGACTACAAGACGTGGGACGTGCCGGGGATTGAGGTGAATGTAGATGATGCAGTCCGCAACCTCTATGTGTATGCACGATGCAGCAAGACCGACAACACGGGGACATTCGTCACCAGCGATGGCTTCAAGCCTATGGAAGGCGAGGAAGGCTACTATCACCTGCTTGTCGGTATGCTGAGCTCACTACCCAACAGAGTGTTCACACCTCTGTACGGGCTTGTGGAGATACCAGCGGCAGCTATCCGCATAGACAAGCTCATCTCGCCTGACGGGGAGTTCGTCATCGACTTAGTACGTAAGGAGATCCGAGGGTATAAGGTATCCTTCACAGGTGGAGGTGCAAGCGGTGGTCCTGATGCCGACACCATACTCGAGGGCATCTTAGGGCAGGCACGCAGTTACACCGACGACAAGACCGACGGGCTCAAGGGCTATGTCGATACTAAGTCCGCTGGTGCTCGAAGCTACACTGACAGCAAATTCACGGAGGCGGGACGCTCCTTAGAGGATAAGGCCAATACGGTGATTACTACCCTTCAAGGCTACGCAGATGGCAAGGCGCAGGAAGGGAGAGAGTACACCGAGGCGCAGGTGCAGGAGTTGCGAGGTGAGCTGACGACGGGGCTCTCGGGGGTAACCGAAATGAATGCGAAGCTCGAGCGCATGCAGGAGCAGCTCGACGGGAAGGTATCTAATTGGTACTTCAATGGCGCGCCCTCTGCCACTACCCCACCGACGTCGCAGTGGACGACGGAGAAGGACAAGAAGGCTCACATCGGGGATACCTTCACCTCGCTGGATAAGTCACCGAGCCCCAACGCTGGGAAGAGCTGGAGATACACGCCATCCTATACATGGGAGGAGATCGTAGACAGCGACAGCCTGAAAGCGTTGCAGCTTGCCAAGGAGGCCAAGGCGGCTGCCGACGGCAAGACGACCACACACCTAAAGAAGCCCACCTCCTACCAGGTGGGGGACAGCTGGGTGATGACCGAAGCCAACTCTATCGGAGGCGTGAACTACCCACGAGGGACTACACTCTTCGCTAAGGAAGCCTCTACGACATTCAACGCTCTTCACTGGGTGCGCCTGGACGACTACATATCATCGGTAGAGGCTAAGGGCTATGCCGACGGGAAGGCAGGCGAGGCACTCAATGGCGCAAAGCAATACGCTGACGCTGGCGACAAGACTACGTCCAAGCGTA